TAGCGGTGCTGGCATTGACGTTGTTGTTAACAGCAGTTGTGATTGCCGATGTTACGGTTGAGTTAATTGACGTAGAGGCATCAGCACCACTGCCTATGCTTGCGGCAATAGAACTGCTGACCGTGTTGCTGATTGCTGTATCAGCGCCTACGCCAGCCTTGGTAGAAGCGGCAATAGAGCTAGACACCGTCTGAGACACACTTGCTCCGCTTGTGATCGCAGAGGTAACAGTCGAGTTAATAGCTGTCGATGTGCTTGCGCCAGCGGTAATTGCTGAGTCAATAGATGTCGTAACGGTTTGGCTTACGTCAGCACCACTATTAACAGCAGAAGATACAACGCTTGTGATAGACGTACCAGCATCAGCACCATTGGAGATCGCAGAATTGAGCGAAGTTCCAACAGTCAGCTCAACACTTGCACCATTGGACAAAGAAGTCTGAACAGTGTTTGTAAGTGCTGTGTTTACGCCTGCTTTGTCACCAGTAGCAATAGCTGTAGAGATGTTGTTGTTGATCGTCTGGGTTGTGGCAATGTCAGTAGGAGACGTTGCAACAGCAGTACCTTTACCAACAACCCCACCAAGCACGGTTTGAGTTAATGCCTTGTTGGCATCTAGTTCTTGACCAAGTACAGCGTTAACGGCAAGGGAAGAACCACCTTCTTGACCGCCCTCAACAACACCTTCGCCAACAATTTTAGTACCAGCCTTAGCGCCAATATTTCCAATTTTTCCAACAACAACGTCGGCAACCTTGCCTAGTGTTAACTGAACAGCGGCTTCCGCCATACCAGCGGCGGCGCCAGCTTTTCTAGCATCTGACAAGGCGTCGGCGTGGGTTTTACCAGCCTTGATAGATTCGTCGTAAGTGTCTAAGGCGGCGTTACCAGCGGTCTCTGCGGTATCCATAGTACCTGTGGCAATCAAAATACCTTTGACGGTTCCGCCCCCGAGGAAGAGACCCGGCAACTCTTGCCGCAACTCCACCTCAACCTGACGACCCAAGCCGCTCGTGCCGTCCATGATGCGACCAGCCAATATGCCAACCTTTTCCCAGCCCTTGGCGTTTTGAATCAACTGTGTGGTGTCGTTCCAGTTCTTAGTGTCCACAACACCGTTGCCGATGCTTTGACCAACTTTAGTCAGATCGTTGCCACTCTTTACAAAAGCGTCAGCTAATGGTTTGTTGTTTGTCAACAAAGCTAAACCGCCTGCAACATTCTTTTCTAAGTTACCAGCGGCTTCGTATGCCGTGCTCACGCTGTTTGTGATCGGGCTGTCTGGGTTTTCTTTCAAAAACTTATTAGCTTCCTCACTGCTCAACTTCATTTGATTTTGAACGGCATTGACTATGGTTTTAAAAACACCCGTCTTTTCCATAGACGCTATTGCGGTTTTTTGAGCGGCTTGTTGTTTGGCAAGCTCTTCTGCGGCAGTAGCTCGAGCGGCTGTGTCGCTTTGAGCGGCAACGGTCTTAGATGCGTCCGTTACTGTAGCCAAATTGGCTTTGTTCAGTGACTCGATAGACGGGCCAGCCAAGTCTGGTCGCTCATCGGCTGTGGCAGTTGAGTACTCCTTACCTTGCCATGTAAACTTCTGTCCAGCACCCAAGCCAGCTCTTGCCGTAGCAAACGCTTCGTTGAATGTCTTGGCATTTTTAATGTCGTCTAAGACCGCAGTCTTTTGGGTTTCATTAAGCGCTTGAGTTACAGCCGTATTTGACGCACCCAAGGTGTATGTCTTGCCATCAAATGTAAAGGTCGTACCTGTGGGATTGCGCTGTTTAGCTAAATATGCCGCTTCTTCAAGATTGTCCGCTTCTGCGTTACCAATCACTGTGTTGTTCTTGGCGGCGGTAGCGGCTACTTGTGCGTCTACGCCTTCAAACTCACCACCTTTGAGGTTGTTCGCTGTATTTGTTTTAAGAGCGTCAGCCTCTAGCAGTTTGATTGTGTTTTCAGCGTTGTTGTTGTCAAGCGTGTAAGTCTTACCATCAAACGTGAACTTGTTGTAACCACTGTCAGCCGCAAATTCGGCGGCGGCATTTAGATCCATTGCACCAGATGCGTCAATGGTTAGTTGTTTGTCAAGTTCAGCATTAACAGCGTTGTTGATGGTTGAATCAGCTTTAATGGCTGTGGCAATAGTTCCTGTTAGCGCGGCTTTAGTAGCGGCTGTACCAGCAGTAAACGCGGCATCAACCAAGTCACCCATAGACAGATCGCCACCGTTTTTGATGGCGGTTGCAACTACGGTTTTTGTAAAATCTTGGGCACCTTTTGATAGGCTCCCAAAGTCTGGGATGAGGCTGGTAATTTGATTGACACCAGTATCAACTGCGCCACCAACCAATGATTGGACTATGTCAGCTTTGCCACCGCTAGATACAAACTGACCAGCACCTTTAGCAAGAACTTTTGTTGCATCAGCGCCAATAGAGTTTATAAGGTCAGTTGATCCAGACACCTGCCCAGCAACCTCACCACCAAGATAGGTGAGTAAAGCGCCCTTGGCGATGTCTTCAACGCTCTTACCCATGGCGGCTTGGAGTGCGGCTACGCCTGCGGGGCCACCAAAGTAGCCAGCGGCTAAAGTTGCCACCTTGCCAAGAATTGGGTCGTCACCAATCATGGTAACTATGTCATTGGAAGAAGCTCCAGTCGTGTAGAAGATAGGCTTACCGCTTGCATCAAAGCTTGTTCTAAAAGCCGTGTTGCCTTCGCCTGTAAAGGTTCCTGACCAAGCACTACCGCCTGAGCGGTCATAGTCACTGATCAGTTCTTTGCCAGTTACCTTGTTTCCAATAACTTTTTCAGTGCCAATTGGGGCTGTGTACGTGGTGGTAATGTTGCCACTCTCACCGCCGTAGTCTGTATTTTCCTTGACTAAGCTTGCATCAACCTTGTTGCCCTTGCTGTCAACAAAACCTCCCATGCCGTCAGGAGTAACTTGGGCGTCTACCTTCTTGTCAATCATTGCAACTTGATTGATGTCAGTCACGCCAGAAGCAACCAAGTTCTTAGCCATTGCGTCAGCGTTAGCCTCAGCAGACCCAAAACCTTCACCAGTCCACTTGGACGTAGTGCCTTGAGCCAAGATCTGATCCTTGACTTTGTTTACATCTGCGGCATTGACGTTGTACGTTTGACCTTGAAGCTGTACCGCAACAGTTGCAGGCTTTGTTGTGTCAGTGGCTGTTGTCAGCTCTGCTTTTTGCGCCGCAGTAAGAGCTGTTGACGCAGGAACAGTTGTCGCAACATTGTTGGTTGCTGGCGCTGTGACTTGATTTAATGCGCCAGTTGTGGCGGCGGTGCTTGTTGCAGGTGTTGATACTTGCGTCAAGGCACCCGTTGGCGGAATATATGTATCAGAAGTGTCCTCAAGCACAGCACCTTTACCGCTTGTTACAGCAGATAATCCACTTACAGGCGCTTCAACGACTGGAGCTTGAACCACTGGCGGTGCGGTATACGCGCTGTACGCTTGCTCAATTGAAGGAGTGGCAACACCTAGTGACGTTAAATAATCAACGGCTAACTTTTGGTTTGCGGGATTATCACCACCAGCCAATCCCGTGAATTCTTTGTAAGCATCCGCAATCTCTTGGGGTGAGCTTGACGCTGAAAGTCTTTCAAAGAGTGCCATATCAATTCACCGCTGGGTTAACAGAGTTGACAAGAGCTTCAGCCCATTCTTGCCAGTCGTCGTAGTAGGCGGGGCCGGGGATGCCCTCATTCGTGAACACATCAATTGCTTTAAGACCTGACGCCCAATCTTTCCAATTTGTGTTTGCGTCTGGTATAGCCAACTGCTGTGCCGCGTACTGCTCGCACATGAGCGACGCCCACGACTCAAAGGTGTGGTAGCGAGGGTCGTAGACTAGATTGGTGTTAAGTGTGTTTGCCATTATGGTCTCACGTCACCTAAGTCAGCGTCTAAGAGGATCTTACCAACTTGGTAGTTTCCGCCTGCTACGTTAGAGACAAACTTTAAACGAAGCTCACGTCGTTGTTCACGCATGTCAACCTTGCCTGTGGTTGGGCTAAATGTGTACGCAGAAGACGTAACGTCTTGGGACTGAGCAAATGATCTTCCAGTCACGTACAGCTCCATGTCACCACTTTGTACAAAGTCAGGCTCAACACGCTCTAAGCGTAGCCACTTGTTTTCGCCAACTGGCGCTGGAGAAGAGGGCCCCCCAGAGACCAAGCCTAAGTCATTTGTTTCAAAGTAAGACTCAATCGCCACTGAGATGGCGCCAGTCACCTTGTCTGTGCCAATCTCGTTTTGATACAAAGACACAAAGTCCATCAGCGTCGCAACAGTCAAGACAAACCCAGCTCCACCTGCAATTGACGCAGATAAGGTGTTTCCAACTGCGTAATTTTTGCCATGACCATTGATTACCGCAGAGGTCACAATGCCGCCAGCAACCGTTATGTTTGCTGTAGCCAATGTACCAGCACCACCTGTAAGCGCTTGGTTGGTGTAGGTTCCGTCGGTATAACCAGCGCCAGCGTTTGTGATGGTGGCAGTCAAAATACCGCCAGTGGCGTTGATGTTCCAATCAGCGGCAATTGGGAATTGGAAGATCTGTGAGAAGTACCCAGCAGAGCGTTGAGCACCAGAAGCTAGACCTGTGTCGTACCAAGTGTTCTCACGCACGTTGTAGATGACTGCATCTGTACATTCAGTAGCAGTACCGCGTGGATAGAACCACCAAATCTCACCAAAACGAGGAACCTTTGTAACCCAAACCTTTTCGCGCTGGGCGTAGTTTAGGTTGTCAAAGAAGTAGTTTTGGTTCATGTTGTTAGGGATCTCTTTCACAACACCGTTGTAAAGCAAGAATCTATCAACACCACACCAATAATAGATACCGTCGTACTCAATCACAGACTGAGAAGATAGGATCGATGATTGTGAAGAGATCAAGTCATAGCGCCAAAACTGTGGAGGCGTACCAGCGCCACCGATGTATGACACGCGGATCAATGAATCAAGGCTCCAAAACAGCCCAGAAGGCGCGTTTGAGCCGCCTCGCACTGGTAGCCCTTGGACAATCTTTCCAGTTGCTACAGAGACCTCGTTTGCGTCTGCTGAGACCCAATCTTGGACGTTACCAGCCCCAGAGTTCCTGATCAGTCCATCATTACCATAAACAAACACGTAAGGATGCAAGGTAACCACGCCACCAGAGACTGATACGTTGTTGTCAAACGTAATCGTAGAAGCACCAGACGTCGTCGCGGCGTTGGAGATCACCACGTCTTGTATTTGACCCATGGTAAAGACCAAACCAGTCGTTGTTCCAGCAGTCGTCGTAATTGCCGCACCACCAGAAGACGCTGACAACGTGAAGGTCGTCGCATAGTTGGTAGCAATAATGAAGTACGTCACGCCAGAGGTAATACCTGTCGCTGTGCCAGTGTTAGTACCAGACACGGCAACGGTTTGACCAACGTACAAACCAGTTGTAGAAGTGCAAGAACACTGACCAGCGGTGCCAGTTACAGCCACGGCGTTTAGGACTGGGACACGTAAATTGGCAGAGACAACGGTTGTGCTAGATGGAATACCAGTGCCTGTAATTGTTTGCCCAGCGCCAATCAAAAGATCTTGGGTTGACAAGTACATTGTCGTGGTGGCGTTCAAGAACACGGAGCTTGTGAACACGCCAAGAGCCGCTAGTGATGTACCAGTGATGTTGCCACCCAAAACAGGGGTGTTGACGTTGTTGTCAATGATGGTGAGGTTGCGACCGGGGTGCGCCAGAAGCAAGTTATCCCCTGACCCACTCACGTCATAGAACGTATCAAACTGCCACAAGTTGTCTGCGTTTGCCGTAAAGTTAGACAGCGTCATGTCCGTAATACCAGAACCAACACCGCTGTTGTTGATTGGAAGCAACTGCAAGCCACCAGAATACCCACTGAACACGTTGTTAAAGGTCTGTTGTGGGTTGAGGTACATCCCGCGAGAGGGGCCTGCCAAGTCGTTCACAATCTCACGAAACCCACCCATCTTACGTGGGCGACCACGCTGAAAGCGAACCCAACGACCGTCGTTGTAGAACTCTTTGTCAAAGACGGTTCCATCGCGCTGGATGCCTGCTTTTGTGTCAAGCGTGAAAACCTTTTTGGTCATGTAAACGTGCCCCCAGCAATACCTGTGGTGAACGTACCAGTTGTCCCAGAAACGGTAGAGGAAAATGTTCCAGTCGTTCCAGAAACAGCTCCAGAAGCCGCTACAGAACCAGTCACGGCAACGCCTGTTGCTGTTGCTTTAAACCTTTGTGTTCCAAGCACTGAAACACCAAATTCACCAGCCGCAGGTCTATATACGCCAGTGCCAGTTTCAGCGGCAAAGTTGAGGGAAGGGGTTCCAACCGTGCCATCTAACAAGCTCACGGTGGTTGCTCCAGCTTGGGTGGTGTTGGCGTTTAAAAAGTTGGTTCCGTCGCAGATAAGGGTGGCTTGTTGACCGGGCGGTATGGTCGCGCTAAACCCTAAACCCGTTGTGACCGTTAGGCTAAAACCATTGTCAGTCGTTTGGTTTGAGATAACGTACAAGTTCACCACAGCAGGAAACGTCACAACAGAGTTGCTTGACAGACTGCCAACGTACTCTTGAATGTTGTTTGCCGCCTCGTTATTTGTCAGCGTAACAGCCCCACCAGTCACGCTCTTTGTAAGCGCAGTAAACGCAAACTGTGAGCTGACACCATAACCCACGGTTACATACGCCGTACCTGTACATACAATAAATGCTGACTCAGTTGGGTTGAACGTCTTTGTTGAGTTACCGTCAATCAGCTCAGCACCAGAACATGAGATCGTGAAAGATCCTGTGCCGTTGTTCTTGAACAAGGTAAACCAATTGTTGCCAAGCGTAGCCGCGGCTGGGAGGGTGGCTGTACCTGAACCACTAGACCACACACGGGTCTGAGCACGATCAGTATCGGCAAAGGTAGAGCCAGAGGTAATCGCCGCACTTGGATGGCTTTGGTTCAGCGTAGCACCACTGGCAACCAACCCGTATCCTGCAAGAGTTGCGGCGTCGGCAGAGGATGTGCCAGTACCAAAAGCAATCACGCCCCAAGTACCCTGTGCGGTAGCGTTGGTCGTGATGTAGATATACTTGGACTCACCAGCGGCTACAGACACGATTGTGTTCGTGCCAGCGTAGTCCTTGACCGTAAAGGTATTCGCACCAATGTTGCGAATCAGCGCGTCGTTACCAACCGAGGTTTGGTTGGCTGGAGGCATATAAAGGTTCAAGCTACCAGCAGTAGCGGTCACCTGCATGATGCGAGCGGCGAAGTCAGAGTTTGTTGTGCTGTTGCTAGGCCAGTTTAACTGCGTGTTAGCAGACAGCGTAACCGCACGAAAACTGACGTCCGTTGGCTGTATTACGTCACCAGTGAAGGGGCTTACGTAACTCATGAGTCATTCGCAATCGCTTGGCGATCAGCAAGACGCAACTTATCCTCAGCCATAAGCGTGTCCATGATCAGTTTGTATTGACCCTGCCACATAGGTATTCGCTCGTCATTCTTGAGGAATGGCATAGCCTGAAGCAAGGAACCGTAAAGTAACGCTTGGGGGGCGTAGATGGTGAACCAATTGGTTTGGTTAGAGCTGTCCAAAGGCTGAACACGCTCGTAGTACAGAACCTCAAAGGCATAAGCAGAGTCAGGTGTCGGAGCTATGAGCCAGTTGGAGTAGTCGTAGTCAGCGTAGTAGACAGGGGTTCCAGTATCGGTGGGGGAAGGCCAATACTCCCGCAGATACTCATACCTTCTGTTCAGCACTGGCTGGCGAGACCCACCAACTGTGATGTTCATCGACACGGTTTTGTGCCAACGAGCTGGTTTGGCAATCGTAGACGTTCCAACCACCATGTTGCTGGTGTTGACCGTCAAGTTACCCAAAAACTTGATCTGAGAGGCTATAACCTGCTCAGCAAGCATGATAAACAGGGGGATCTTGTCTATGGTGGAGGTGTCTGTACGCTCCAGATATGACTGGATGTTTTCGACCAAGGTGTCATAGGTCATCACACTTGTGCTCGGCATCAGTTCACCTCATAGATTCGTTGAGACATTTTAATCTGCCTTTTAGGTTGTGACAAGGTTACTTGCTTGCCACACCCTTAGTCTTCTCAAAAGAACGCATACCAGCGATTCCCAAGATTCCAGACAAGATGACCCAAAGTTGGTCAGCTTCAAGCACTGGGGGAGGATCCATGCCTACTGGAACCCAACCCATAGCCTGCAAGTACTTCCAGCACCACTGAAACAGCGGATAGAGCAGGAACTGGTAACCCATAGCCGCTACACCGATCCAACCAATGGCAGGTCTCCAACCACTGACAAACACGCTAGAAGACGCCGCTTCGATCTTGTTGACCTCAATTTGGGCTAGGTCTGTAGCTTGGTCGATGCGCCTCTCTTCCAGATCGAGCTTTCGTTGCTCAATCTCCATCTCCATCTTTTCTTTGTCAGTGGTGATCAGGTCGCCTGCAACCTTACCGACAGCTTCAATGATTGATCCAACGGCAAGCAAGCTCATGCTAGACCTTTCAATGTTCTGTTGATCCAACCCTTGAGGAACTTAACCTGCACAGGGTTTTTGTTGCATATCTCAACATAACGGGCAATTTTAGCCAAGGCGTAAGACTCCTTAAACCGCTGTCCATCTGTGACTTGGTTGAGCTTTTCAACGGTTTTGGCGCCTATTCCGCCGTCAGGCGTAGCTCCAACGACCAACTGGGCGAGCTTTACAGCCATACCCATGCCAGCATTTACCCCAAAGTTAAAAATGGAGTTGGCAACCTCTTGATTTGAGATCTCGTTGCCACGCATCTTGTCCCAGAACTCAACACGGTAGAACTCGCGCACCATAGGCGTTAAGGAGCCGCCAAACTCTTTCTTGTCCACAAGCGCCCAGCCGTTCCATTGTGGGTTCTTGTTACGAGCTATGCCAGCATAGGTCATCCCGCCTGTGTCGCCAGCGACTTCATGGAGGACATAGCCGCCCTCATCTCTGATCATTTGCTCAAAGGCTGGTTCAAACTGAGCCATTGCTTTACCCCTTTAATTCAAAACTTAAATTCTTGTGACGAGGGTATTGCACAACACGCTCCCCTTCAGGGCATTTATATTTAATGGTCGCCAATAAAGTTGCCTTACCGCTGGCAATCTTCTCTTTTCTCACCATCGTCAGTTCGTAGGTGAATGTGTCAATCTCTGGCCCCGCTGGGCCGCTGAACTTGCTTGCGGTCGTAGTGGCTTCATGCACCATGCCAGCCGCATCACGAATGCTTGGCGTAAAACTCTCAACAGAACAGTCGTCCCGCTTTTTTATTCTTGCAACCGTGACAGTAATTGGCTTGTCAGCTTCTGCCACAATCTTAAAGTTCTCAGGCGACCATTCAATGATTGCGCGGTCAAAAAAGCCAAACTTGTCAGCAAGCGTGTAACTGCCGCCTAATGCGGCAACGGTAGCGGCAACAGCTCCAATTGCTTTGGTAACGTCAATCATTTCACCCCCAACTCCATGCAATTATGTAAGAGCAAAAAACCACAAAGCAGAAGATTGCGGCGGCGGCTACGATAGCTTCCACCCAATCCCACACGCT